AAGTAACAGAATTAATAATTTCTTTTTTAGTAAATTTTACTTCACTTAAAAGTTTAGTAGAGTTAGTATCTCTATTTTCTATTAAAAATTTTCTTAAATCAAAGTTATTCATTGTATTTGTTTTTATATATTTAGACTACTAATTATCTTAATCCTCAGGACCTTCGATCTTATCTCCTTTTCTAACTACAAGCCAATCTTTAATTCTATCATGGTACTTATCATCTACATCATCCAATGCAACTAATTTACCGTGTTTATCAGAATAGTATAGATCTGCAGGGGCAATTTCGCCAGGGAAATAAAGTGTTATTCCTGGGGTTTCATTAAGTTCATCTTCATTTTCTACTGCTCTACTATTAGAGGTAAGTTTATTTTCAGTTAAAAATTTTCTTAAATCAAAGTTATTCATTTTATTTATTTTTATTTGATGTTTATACTAATCTAAATCTCCTAAAGAGTTGAGAAAGTAATTAGCTATTTCAATTCCATCTTCATCGTCTCTCTCTTCAAAGTATTCTAAGTATTGATCTGCAGAAAGAATAAGAGCTTGGACATCATCAATACCGTCTTTTCTAAACGGCTTAGTTCCCATTATAATTTTTCTTCCTTGAGGTGTAGACTTATACATATCGGTTAACTTTTTAGCTACTTTCAAGTATTTCGGATCTCCAGTCTCTGGTTGATGTACAGGTTTCACTGGTTTACTTGCTTTTTTCCAAACTTTAACAGCTCGTGTAATCCACAAACGATTACCATAGTTGTCTAATCCATCAAAATATTTTACTTCTCCATTTTCATCTTTTACTAAATCCCTTGTTCCTGTGTGACCAATTTTTTTAGTATGTGATTCTTTCCTTTTATTTTTATAATAATCTCTTACTTCTTCTTCTGAATTCAACTTCATAATTTCATCAGCATAGAATTGATAATCATACTTAGAATTGTACGGAACTGGGAATGCACGGCCGTAACTTTCATCTTCCCACTTAATCAGCGCTATTTGTTGAGGTGTTGCTCCTGAGATATTTACTGTATAATCTGCAATACCACTAGACGTATATGTATCTGCACTATTAGAAGTAAGTCTATTTTCTGTTAAGAATTTTCTTAAATCAAAGTTATTCATTTTATTAATTTTATATTAAGCTTCTGGATCTTCTCCTGGTTCTTCAAAGTCTATTGGTTCTCCGCCTAAGTCTGCACCTCCGGCATCATCTGCTGGTGCTTCATCTCCTCCAGCGTCTCCACCAAGAGCATCAACTCCTGCATCATCTCCTCCGCCTCCTGCATCAGAACCAGGGAAGTCGCCTCCTCCACCTCCACCGGAACTTCCAGTATCGGTATCAGCAGCTTCTGCATCTCCAGACCCGCCCATTGGTCCTTCTTTGTAAAGCCTAGCCAACTTATCTAAAGCTTGTTGATAATCATCTATCTTATCGATGTAATAGCGTTTACCTAGTATCTGAGCTTCAAATGCTGTTCCAGTCCACTTAAGAATATAAGATTGACCGTTTTTAATGTTCACCCTAAATGATGATGGTCTAGGCGAAATCCAGTCAATACTGGTTACAAATTCTTTAAACTGATCAGTTTGTAGCTTGATTATAGCTTTTTTTAATGTTGGGAACTTCCCTAGTATAATATCTGTTGCATCCTCTAATATAGTCTCTTTAGGAGCATCCATATCAGGTTCTTCTTCTGGTACTGTTTCTTCTTTTATTACTCCTTCTTGATAATACTCATCATCGTCGTAATCATCATAGTCATCGTAATCATCTTCTTCTTCAAATTCAGGCTCATAATCAAATATACCTCCTAAAGTATTCTTGGTGTACTCTCCTTCTTTTGACTCTATATAGTCTAAGATAGAAATTAGCACATCTTTGATTGTTTTTTCGTAATCAGTACCTTCTTTAAATATTTTTGCTACTACAGCTCTTAATGGATGATTTGCGTTAACTAAAAATGAGTGAGCAGGTCCGGCAGTTTCAATACCATATCCTGTAAAATATTCATCACCGTCGTTATAGTATCTATAAATAATTCTATTGATAGCTCTTAACATTTCACCTTCTACTGTTTCTGCATCTCCGTTTCCAGGTACTAACTTATCGTATAAAGGTTCGTTTCTATCTTCTAATTCTTTACCTACAAATTCAGTAACTACATCTTCAGTAGTATAAGCATCGTATCTATCTTGATCACTTTGTGCTGCATTTAGCATATCGTTTAGGTCATGATCTTTTTGGAAAGCAGAATTTTTTAAAGTTACTGCGTTAGGTAAATCATCTCCTCTACCTATGTGGAGTTCAAAATCCTGTCCTTCTTTATAGTTAGATTGTAAATGATCAACTACATCCTGTATTCTATCTAAATCGTACCCAAAGGTAACTAATTCCTCATATGCTTCATTTATCTTTCCTACTGCTTGATCATACGACATATTCTTGTTATATACTGATGCTGCTTTTTCAATAGCATTATCAATCTTATTTAATTGATCACCGTACATATCAGCTACTGGTCCTCCTGTTGGTTCGATTTCTGGATCGTTTTCCATATCGCTCATTACTTGAGCTCTTTTAATCTTTAACTTACGAACAATCTCTCTTGCTTTCTCTTCTTTTCTTTGTCCGCTAGCATATGCTCTTGCAGCTGCTTTGCCTTCAGGAGATTTTTTATAAGCGTCTAATTTTTTCATATCATCAGCTCTCATCTTAGCAACTCTTGCTCTCATAAGAACTGGATCGTTATAGTCTAATGCTTCTTGTACAGGTTTTACTCTGTCGCTAGGAAATCTTTTAACTGTGCTACCGTCGAATCGTACAAAGGTTTTGTCACCTTCTACTTTTTCAACAGAACCAGTACCGAACATTCTACCGTCTTTATCGTATACATGAACTAAGTCATAATGATCGTTGATACCTTCTTCTATTGAAGTAAAAGCTTTCTCAATACCTTCCATCATTCTCTGCATCTTAAGCAGATTATACTGTTCAGGTCTCTCTGTTCTTAAGTATCTTTGTAATTTTCTGAAATTAGTTCTGGTTAACTCGAAAAACTCTCTAGCTGCTTCATCTTTTCTAATATCATCAGACCCCATTAACTTTTTAATATCGCCTATAATATCTGAGAAATTTTTATAAAGAGAACCAAATGAAGGTAGTGTTATTACCTTATGTCCAATAGTACCTGTTGTAGTATTTTTCTCTGAAGCTTTAAAGTATGTTGACATATCACTACTAAAGAAATCGTGTTTACCATCAAACTTTGGTTCACCATACCTTTTGACGATACCTGCTCTTTGCTTATCCGTAAGATCCTCCCATTGAGTAGTTCTGTTACCAGTCTCTTTTTCAATTTGAGCTTTTGACATTTCATCAATGACTTCGCTGTACGATTCTAATATTAGTTTTTCAAGCTTATGCATATCTTATTTATTTCTACAGTGAGACTTTCCTTTTAAAAAAGGTCTTTTACAGTTTCCTTTAACATGTACTCTACCGCATTTACCGCAGCATGTTGCTCCTTCAGTTAATTCGTCCTTGTTTACTAAGGTTAATTTAAAAGAGTCATGTAAGCCAGTTTTCCTTTTACCTGGTTTGCCGTTAATAACTCTAACATAAGCATCATGTCTTCCAACTTTTCCATCTACTCTTTGATAAATATTACCGTGTTGATTTTTAACATAATCTCCAGGCATAATTTGACCTCCTTTAGCTTCGTTTATATCAGCATCTAATTCAAACTTCTTAAATTTATTTAAATCGTTTAAACTTTTCAATTCAACTCTTTTGCCGTCATTATCTAATCCGTAAATATTACCATCATACTTACCCATTCCATCAGAACGTTTACCTGCTAATTTTTGTTTTAATTCAGCTCCTGCTCTACGTTTAGATACTGATGAAGTCATTCCTAGGTCTTGTCTAGTAGCTTCTTCCATATGCCTCTTTCCTAGTCCAGGTAAGTTTCTTAGATCTTGTACATATTGATCTGTTTTAACTAAAATAGTACCTAAATTATGACCCTCATCATTTTCATCTACTTTCATTAAGGTAATTTCTGATACGCCAGGATTAAAGTCTGGATCTTTATCTTTAAAGTTACTATTGTAGTATTGTTTTTGATGCATTCTATATTTTTGACCTTCATGCTCTAAATTATGATATTGCATGTGAACAAACATTGGTGCGTATTGACCCATTCTAGCTTTGATACCACTCTTATCATGTTTCTTTAAAGCTTCAAATGCATCGTTTTCACTAGCTACCCCTTTAGGTAATAGATCTGCAAATAATTGTTTACCGAACATATCAGGCGCTCTTTTGTTAGCATCGTCGATTACTTCTGAACCTTTAAATCTATCATCAGTAAATTCTTTTAATACTGATTCGTTAGTATATACTTCTCCGTCTTCGATTTCATATCCTTCTTCTTCTAATCTGTCTACAAAGCCTCCTAGAGTGACATCGTATCTATTACCTGAATACATGTTATTAAAAGCACCGTAAGCATCTAATCTTGATAGCTCGTTAGGAAATGTATGTCTAACTACTTCTCTTGCTTCTTCTCCTTTAGACTCGATTTCATCGATTAAATCTCTTAACTCTCTAATTGCATCTTGAACTTCGTCTTCAGTAACTTCTGTTAGTTCCTGACTATGGTGTGTACCGGCTACTGCTCTTTCTAATTCAGCTTCTAGTTTCTTTTTAGTTATAGTAAGAGATCTAAGTTGGTCAACAACTGATTTATCACCTGCTTTGTATTTCTTAGCAAGATCTTTCATTATACTAATTACCTTACCGTAAGCTGTTTGAATCTTAGCAGCGGATGCTTCGTCCATATTTTTACGTCTAGGTATTTGAGTTGACATATCCTTTAAGTCACCTTGTACCGATTGCATTGCTCTAGCTAATGTTGAAAACTCTTCTGCAGGAACATGAATATAATCCCCACCGTAAGTAATCTGTACCATTAATCCTCTTTTACCGCCAGAGAATCTTTTTATATTGATACCATTTTTATCATATAATTCAGTACCTTCATTCATTGCATGCTCTAAAGCTAGTTTATCAATAAGAGGTTGTTTTTCTTCTGAATCTAAATAATGGTAAGCTGCAGACATATAGTCTCTAGCTAAGATTAATTTCTTTTGCCACCAGTTAGGAAAATCTACTTCTCCATCTACTTGATCATATTGAGCTAATTTCTTTGCTAATTTAGCAGCATAAGTAGCTGTTTCAAAAGCAGATGACTTTAACATACTAGGCTCATCATCTTGATGTCCTATGTCTAAATCTTCTCCTAAAGGTCTTCCGTCATCATCATATGCTACTCCATGATCTTCTTCATCATCTTTCTGTTCTTGATCAGGATCGTAGTTTTCATCCATATCAGCAGATGAATCTACTACTGTGATATCGTTAGCTCGTAAATCCATTACTACATCGTACATAAATGCACTTGGATCTTCATCTGGTTCTTGGTAGAATTCTGGGTTTTCTTTTCCTTCTGGATCGTCGTACATATCGTCAAATCCATATTCGTGTCTAAATACAAAGTATATAATTACATTTCCAGCTCCGTCATTGTCAACAACCTCCATTTTAACATAAGTTGGATCTACATTTTGATCTAAGATAGACATAGCTTTCTTATAATCTCCTCTAGATACTTTTAAGTAGTGGTGATCGTCTCCTTCTCCTTCTTTAACTCCTACTTTATCTCTTTTGGCAAATACCTTTTCTTTATCTTTATCAGATAATTTACTGAAGCTTACACCATCGAATTCACGATGTGCAATTAAATCTAATCTATCTTCTTCTTCGTGGCTTAATTTTCTGCCTTTGAAATTATACTCTTCAGATAATGATTTAAAGTGTTTTAATAGTTCATTTGCTAGTACATCCCTGTTAATGATTGCCTCTCCCGAAGGTTTAACACCTACCTCTACTAATTCTTTATCGAAGGAAAAATCTACTAAATGTAATGCATCATCTATAATATAGAAAGAGAATTCATCCATATTACCTTCTGCTTTATACTCTACGTGTATATCAAAGCTGTTTGGCTCTATATGATGAGCTTTCATTGATTCTAACTCATCTCCACCTTTCTTTAACGCTATAGCTAAAGATTTACCTACTTCTTTTGCTATCTTCTTAGTTTCGTTTTGATCAAACTCTACTCCGTTATTTTTCTTAAAAAGACTATTTTCTTTAACTTCTTCTCCTGCTGCTGTCTTTATCTTATCGACATCATCGGAAGATTTAAGTGCAGTAACTTCGTCATCTGATAGTTTAGCTAATGTAGGTTTACCTCCTTTTGGTGTGAGTAGGTAGGATTCTTCTTCTTTAAGTATTTTTTTATATTTCTTGATGCTTTCTTTAAGTACTTTAATTACTTTGTTTACATCTTTAGAATCGCCTTTGTCCTTAGTAGACACTCCTTTGGTTTGTATTAACTCTAAAGTCACTTGACATTTGTTAAGGCGCTTTTTTATTTCCTCGTAGTTCATATAATATAAATTTTATATACGTATATAATTATAAATAGATCAATTACTCCAAATAACGTTTTTGAATTTCTCAGGAGAGAGACCAAAATAGTTAGTTCTCCATTGAGTCTGTTCAAAAAAATCTAAGTCGTACCACTGGTCACGTATACTCCATAAAGACTTTGCTACATCGTCCCAATCTAATTTAAGAATAAATTCTTCAATTTCCAACTTTTTTTCAATAACTGCATCATAGTCAAAGCTATCCCATTCATAATGGAATACTTCAAATACTGCATCTTTAGAAACATAATCTATTGATATATCGATTCCCCATTTAGGTTTCATTTTCACAAGTTTATATAACATCGGATTATATTCCTGAGCAATTGCTTCGATTTGTTCTTTAGCTACAGATTTAAATCCTTTTCTTTCAAATAAATCAGAATGATTAATATGAGCACCGTCTTTCTTATCCCAGGTAAACCAATCGTACCTCATACAATCTTCATGGCGACGTTCGAATTGTTTATAACCATTACAAACCAAAAAAGCCTGTTCGGCTTTTGTTAAGTGGTAACCATTTTGGTCAAATAAATCTACAGAGTTAGTATTTTTTAAAACGTCTATGTCTTCTGTTGGGTCTAAAAAATAAGCTTCCTTATGTAGTTTATTATCTGATAATATCATTTTTTACCTGATTTCATATTAGCGCACCAGTGATACATCTTACCTTTTTCTCCTCCGTACTTTTTTGCTTTCGCTCTTAACGAAGTAACTGAACCTTTACAGGAGGCTCCTGATTTTTTAACTCTACCGGGTTTAGACTTACCTTTAACTTTACCGTCTTTAAAGTTTTCTACGGTAAGTACTTCTCTTATTAATTCTGTAAGTTGAGTTCTAGTCATTTCTTTCTTGCCAATCCAGTGATACTTCGTTCTTTGTAATCGGTCCTCCTTTAGCCCATGTTCTACAACTACGAGCAGAGTGACATTTAAAATGATGCATCCAGCAGTACCCTAATCTACCTTCATCATCAGAAGTAACTCCTGGCATACAATCGTCCATTCTAGGAGAAATGTCAAAAGCAACACAGTTACTACAATTAGTTCCTTTTGCTGCTTCTTCAGTTGTATTCCAGTATTTAGCTATATCTTTCCAATAACTACCAGGTTCAGATACATTTAAAGGACCATATTGAATATGCTCTGCTTTGATAGCTGAATCTCTATTTTTAGTATTGAGTTCGAGATCTTGAGTGGCTGCTGGGCATGCTTCTCTTTTCATCTCTTTTAAAATTCTACTAAGTTTCATATTACTTCTTTTTCCAGATTTCACCTCTTCTACATCTAACTACTGCTCCTGAAGCATAAGCTGATGGCCATGTATCGTATTTACTTTTAGCTAATCTAGTACATCTATCGTCTTTCTCCATTAGTACCTCGTTAGTCCCAATGAACTTTATAATATCATCATTCTGATCTGCCCAAGCTAGTGCTCTTTCAGGGTCTTCATAGTACATGTCCTCAAAAACATCTAAAAGCTCGTTTGCAGTTTTGTAAACTGCTAAGTTGTCTGGGCTGCGCTGTAATCCGTGGTGTCCTAATTGATTTAAATCAGTAAATAAATCATCTGATGGAAGGTACCTATAATAAGGTCCTTTTTTTAATACCTTAAAGTTAGTATTTTGCATTTCATGTACCATTCCAACCACTAAGTTTTGAATATCTTCTTTTGTCTGTTTCTTCCAATCAAAACCTGTGCCTTTAATTGTAGAACCAGCTTTAGGATCTGAACCGGCAAATTTGTCCGCTTCTTTTCTATCTTTTGTCGCTTGTGACATTGGCCATTTATAATTACTGCCTTGATGTTTACCTTTATACTCTTCTTTTTTTACTGTTGCTTTTTTTGTATTTTTCACGACTGTCTTTCCTTTTTTACCTGCCTTCTTTTTCTTAGCTGCGGTTGCTGCTCTTTCACCTTTAGTTAAACTTTGTGCTTTTGCTTTCGGTAAGCATCTATCAGGATTCTTCTTATTTTTAGAAGTACCGCATGGGCCAGCTATATTACCAGAAGAAGAGATGCGTACCCACTTCTCTTTCTTAAACCAGTCTCTTAAAGACTCTGATACTATATTTGCTATCTCCTTATTTGTCATTGCTGTTTTAATACTTCGGAAAGTAATTTAATTATTACTCCTGCTAATCCTGTAAATAATATCCAAAGAGCTTTAGTTACACCTTCCTTCCATCTTTTAAGCTCTTCTACCTCTATCATCTTAGTAACAAAGTCTTTATCACCTTGCTGCATTTTGCGTCTAAAAGCTGTGTTTTGATTAGTCTTTACTATAACACCATCTTCTGGGTTGAGTAGCGTATATTTGAGATCGGAGAGATCTTCTTTAAGACCTTCCATATCCTTTTGCATTTGGATAAGTTCTCCATTGGGCATGCTCTTCTTAATAGAGCTAAGTTCTTTGAGTACTGACTCAAGTAGTTGCTTCTGTGTCATCGATAAGACTTTAACTATAAATAGAGCTAATTTTACTTAGTATGGTCTTTAAGTAGGCTAATATAGTTTCTTAAGTCTTCAGTAATTCTACTTTTGTAATCTTTAGATACATCACCCCAATCTTCCTTGTCACCTGCTTCTGTAACCATTGAAATGTTATCCTGTAGGCTTTCTGTAACCCATGCTTCTAGGTTTACAATAAATGCTTCAATATTTCCTTTGGTCATTTGCTTTTCATACTCATCATAAAGACCTGCATGTTTCAAGCTTGTTTCATATACCACTACACAGTCTAAACAAAATCCATGTATCTTATACATTTTTTCATCTAAACGTTTTTTCATTCTAGTACCACACTTAGGGCAGCATAACGGCATTCTTATAGCTTTTTTGGCTTTATCTAACTTTGTAATATTCTGCTTAATGCCATTTTTTATAGTCCATTGCTTACCGCCTTCTTCCCAAATGTCACCTTCTTTGTAATGAGAGTATTTTTTTTGATATCCGGTTTGAGATTTAGTTTTTGCAGAGAAGTCTTTATTTACTATATTTCTAACTCTTTGTACATCTGCTTGCTTAAACTCTTTTTTAAGTAGAGATTCTTTACTCATATCCTAATTCTTTTAATCCTTCGATTGCAGGACCGATATCACCGCCTTTTACTCTAAAAGCTATTCCACCAGAAGCAATCCATTCTTTTATATTTGATTTTTTATCGTCTATTAATATACTGTTAGGATTAGCGTACCTTTGTTTATCTGCTGAGTATGCAAATATAACTTTAGGGTTAGGAGATAGATTGTCCTTAGCCCACATATTTTTACCCAGCCTAGATCCATTATCTCTAGAAGGGGAGGTAAGTAGTGATGGATTATACTTAGAAATAAAGCTCCATAACTCTTGACCTCTTGGCATCCATGGCATTTTACTCCAAAACTTGATACCTACTTTTACGTCTATAAGATTCCAGAATCCAGTGGTACCGTATTTATTTTCATACTCTTTAGGAGTCATTCCAGTGTAATGATCAAATCTACTTTCGAAGTCAGTTAATACTCCGTCCATATCGCAGTATATTTTATACTTCGGTAATTCTTTTTTTTCCGGTATTGGATAAGCTTCCAATAAGTCTACTATACTATTTTTCATGCAAATATTTTATAATTTTTTTCTTCGTTATAAGCAGCTACTTCATACGGGTGATTATTATAATCATAACCCATAGAGTAGTACCTTTTCATCCATAACGGAGACTGTAAATAATGTTGGTATTCATGAATAAGAGTTTCGATAATATGTTTTCTACTCTTCATATTAGGATAGTATACAACTATACTATTATCAGTATTATCAAACTCAGCATGACAACCATCTTCATCTCCTTGAGCATCTTCTTCTCCGCTATATCTAGCATAAATGTTATGATGTAACTCTACATAAGGAGTACAGTCGTAGAACTTAGAATACCCATAGTACTTTTCAATCTTAGGATAAACTTCTTTAATAATACTGTTTACTTGTTCTCTAGTCATAACCTTTATTTTATATATAAATATACGAAAAAATTAGGTAGTCTCCAACTTTTCCAGTATGTCTTTTGAATTTATTTTTACTTTATATTGAATTTGAAGCTGCTTTATAACTGCTTCTTTTGCCCTATTGTTACCTTTAAAAAAACTAAATACTAATGAAGATTGTAATTTATTTACTTTTCCTTCTATTGCAGAACAGCTATCTTCTAATAGTTTAGAATCCTCTTCTGTAATATCTACTTCTATATCGTTTTGAGTAGCATAGTTAATCAATCCCAAGTAATCATTATCTTCATAGTAAGTTTTAACAGTATTAAATTCATCTACATTACCTCCTTTATCTGGATGTGCTTTTACTGATACTTTCCTGTATAATTTTTTTATTCTTTCTGGAGTTTTAGGTTTCGTAACTACTTCCTCGGGTTTATCTTGTCTTATTTCTCCAGTTTCTTCGTTTCTCCAAAACTCTTTTTGAATATTATTAAAGTACTTACCAAATATATCTGTCCATTCTGTATGGTAATTATCAAATTCTTTTTGTAAGTCTTCTAACTCTAACTTTAAAAATTCGTACTTATAGGAGTATTTCTTGAGTATACGAGACATACATCTTAATTAATATGTCCGTTAATTAACTTAGCAAGACCTTCTGCTAATAACTTAGCTTCATCCTGGAGTGGGTATATAGGGGTAGGTGTTTTTAGGGCTTCTTTAGGTTTGGTGGTATTTTCATTTAAAGCATCATCTCCGTTTTTTAAACTATCTTCCCAATTTCTAAAGGTAATATTTCCGATTAGGTATGCTTCTTTTTCTATTTCAAGCAAGCTATCATCCTCGTTGGTATTTGTTGTACCGTACGTCTTTAGCCTACCTTCTATGTTTTGCATATGATGAACCATTTCATGTGAAAAGGATCTTACTATATCTTTATTATGTCTACCTTTAACGTATAAAACGATTTCCTTATTATTCGGATCATAATATGCTGTTTTACCAAAAAAGTTATTTGCAGCTACATCATCTTTTCTAAGCTTAACTTCAGGTAGAGGAACTATATTCATTTTCTGATCAAGCATATACTCTAATAAAGATGCTATATACTCTTTAAGTTTTGGAGCTCTCAACTCATCATCATTGTTAGATTCTGTAATTGGTACGTCAAACTTAACTACTATATTATCACTGTTAAGGTTTATATTAGTACCGCTAGGAATTAATCGAGATATATAATCATAAAGAAAGTTAAGTTTCTTTTTATCTACTGAACGAGTTATTTCTTCTATAGAGGTATCTTCTTTTTCAAAGTAACCTTCTACAAATCCAGATAAATTACTACTTAATATTTCTGCAACTATTTTATCTTTTAAATCTGATAGTATGTTTAGGATTTCTTCTCTAGATAAAACTTCAGGAAAAAAATCTATAATATTATCTAAATCACCGGCTAAAATACTTTTTCTAAAATCTGTTGCTCTTACTCCTGATCCGGGTGCTGCTGCTAATGCTAATCCTTGTACGTTAGGTGCATTTTTAAAAGTTGTTACTCTTCTTAAGTCAACAAAATCTTTATCTCCTCTAATACCGGTTACAGATACAAACTCTTGATCAGGGTTAGCTTGTGCATAATCTTTTGCAGCAAACATTGGATTAGATTCTCCATCGCGTATTTCAACATTACCTAAGTACTTAGAGTATACCTCCCATATAGACATTGATTCTTCCTTACTTATACCGTTTCTCTCACCTGCTCCAACAAATACTATAACTTTATCTATCTTAGGTTTTTCACTACTTCTGCCTTTAAGAAGTTCTGCACCTGTTTCTTTGTAATTATCTTTATTGTATACAGAACCATTATAAGATCCATCTAGTAAAGATTTCACTACATTGAAATGACCTCTGTGAGGTGGTTTATATGCTCCTGGATATAATGCTATCATGCTAAAAATGCTTGTACTTTTGTATTTATTTCTGCTACTGAGGAATGTTTTAATTTTTCTTGAAATGTTGGGTTATAAATCATTTCTACAATATTATCTAGTACTTGATCTGCTTTTTCTTTTCTTTTTTTACTACTCTCTCTGTACTTATCAACTGTAGCTTTGAGTTTATCTTGCCCTGGGCCTACTCCGTTTTTTCTGTAAGCTTTTAAAAATGCTATTTTTATAGCTTTATCTTCTGATCTGTTCTCTTTATCCCAACTTATACTACCTACATGTTTTATAAATTCTTGTTCTTCCTCAGGTGTCATTTCTACTGGTACAAAGAATGAAGATCCTCCAACGTTATTATCTTCGTTAAATTTTTCTAAGTAATCTTTTACTCCACTTAAGCCGGTTTTAGCAGCTTTGTCAAATCCTTCAACTTCTTTTTTGTACTTTCCTCCTCTATCACTAACGAATATAGATAAATTACCTTTTAATTGTCCATTAAAATCTTCTATTTTAGCATACACGTTTCTCCAGGTTGCAAAAACAGAGTCTCCAGGTATATTTCTTTCTCTAGCCATAAAGTTAGATACGTATGAGATCATAGGATGAGCATACACCATAACCATATAGACTTCATACCCTAAAGCAAGTAGTTTATCTAAGTTTTTTTGGAAACCTGCTCCTGATGCGGTAGTGTCCCAAACAAAGCTAATTTTTTCTTCTGCTGCTGCCATTGCGTCTTTGGACGTTTGGTTGGCTGCTGGTCCTAGTTTGTTGTAGTACGGGTGATCTTTGTCCTCCACGTACTTGTCTGGGTTGAATTGTATTAGGCTGTCTAGGGACAGTTGGTTTAATAAGTATGTTTTCCCTGACCCTGCTCCTCCTGCCATTATTACTGCCTTCGGGGACGACTTGTCTTCTAGTATTAGTGTTGATAGCTTTATCATTGTTATTAAGTATTACTCTTTTATTATAATTAGTTCTTCTATTAGTATTACTACTACTATTACGGCTAGTTGATAATCTAGAAGTTCTATATCCGTTAATATATGAAATATTTTCTCTTCTACTGTTATTCCATATTACATTATATCCTGGGTTGTTCCAAGGGCTTTGGTACCAATTCCTATAACCACTCCACCAATAGCTATTACTTCTCCAATAAGGTCTATTCCAACTATGCCAATTATTATAAGGGTACCCCCATACCCAATCATTCCACATTTGTGTTCTATCCCAATAGTAACTATAACCCCAATAGGGTCTATTCCAGTTATATCTATTACCTAGTAAACGATTATTCCAATCAAATGAAGCTGGTTGGGATAAAGCATATTGTGCAAAATCGTATCTAAAATTAAAATCAGTTCTTAATTTATTCCGAACTTGAAATTCATTTAGAGTATCTACTGTATAGTCTCCAGAAGAATAAATACCGTCTATATGACCAGCATGGTTTAATGCTGTATATTTAAATTGAACACCACAGCTAGTTAGTACTGATGTAATAAATAATGCTAATAGTATTCCTTTTTTCATATATTATAATTTTAGAGTTGTAGGGTAACTATTATAAATAGGTTCAACAACAGGATGTTCTAAACTATATAATTTATATATCATTTTAAATAGTTCAAAATTCTTTTCAATTTCATCTATTTGAAGTACTTTCCATCCTTTTCCTTGGATAACATTTTTCTGTTTAGAAGGTCCTCTAGAATGAGCTTTTAACCATACGATACCTGTTCTTTCTATCTTTACTCCTTTTGATTCTTCTAACGCTTTAGCATAAGATGCTAACTGTAAATCATAAGACTTATGAATAGAATTAGAAGTTTTAATATCTAGTAGCCAAACTTCTCCGTCAATCTTACATACTATATCTGCAGTTCCTGCATACTTATGTTCGTCAGACCATACAAATTCTTCTGCTGATATAAGTTCAGGTTTATATGTAGTCCAGAAATCATGAAACTTTAAAATCATTTCCCATACTATTTGAGAGTATTTAGCATTTCCGTAATCATCCATCCAAGATACCTCTTCTCCTAGTATAAGTTTTTCACAAGCTTCATGTACTTGAGTTCCTTGTTTTCCTGCTCTTCGCATAATAAGATCGGCGTTATGCCCAACGTCTTTAAGCCAAGACTCAAAAAACTTATTTTTGGGCATATACTGGAGTATAGTGGTTACGGAAGGATAGTATACTCCTTCGCCTCTCTTATAAACTCTTCTATCTAAGAAATTAATCTGTTTAAGTTGTGGATTAAAATCTAATCTTTTCTTCTCATTTTGTTCAAGAATATTCATTCCTTGTTTTATCATAGGTCTAGTTTTTGCAACATTATTTTAGTAAAATCTAATTCTGTTGCATGCTGTACTAATTCGGTGAAGGCTTTAAAACCCATATCGGACGGGTCCTTACCGTTTAGCTCAATTAAAAATACTCTAAATCCTGCTGCTATAAGTTTTTCAGCTATCTCTAAAGCTTGGGTTTGTGCATCAGTATCCAATGCAATGTAAATATCTGTTAATTTTCCTGTAAGTAGTTTTTTCCATAACGATTTAGATAAGCTTTTACCTAAAATAGGTATAGCATTTCTCTTTATTGCCATAGCATCAAATGCACCTTCACAGAGTATAATAGGTGCATCCCAGTTAATAAAGTTTTCAAAAAAGATTATGTCTTTGGAAGCTTCCGGGTTTTTATATTTATAGTAGTTGCCGTCATAACTTCTTCCAACAAAATAGTTGAGGTGATTGGATGAAGAATAACTTGGGATAATAACTCGTCCTCCATACTCTCCACTTGTGCAATATCCAATACTATATTTAATAAAATCATTGTCGCAAAGTCCTCTCTCATATAAGTATTTTTTTACTAAGTTTGCAACTACAGATGTAGTAGAAGCTGAGTGTAGTAGTTGGAACTCTTTTGGTAGTTCTACTATAGATAGTTGTTTATACCCTATATTCGTCCCTTTCGGTAGGTACTTTAGTATTTCATTAGCTTGATCTCGAGGTGTTTTTAACTGCTTAAGGAGAGAGCGTATTGTTCGTCCTCTAGTTTGACACACCCAACATTCCCAAGGGTTATGCCCTTCTTCATTGGTTGCCATATTAATCTCCAACTTAGGCTTTCTATGATTGCAGAAAGGACAGTGGAAGGCGTGATTTTCTCTAGCTTTTTTATGAGATTTACCTAGTAAATTTTCAATAGAGCCTAGTAAGAATGTATAATCCATACAGTTATTCCGTAACTATTAATTAATAATATACGAAAAATAATTCTAAATATCAACTAATTTAAGGTTATTTTTTTGATTTACCATAATGTTAGAAGGTCTAATATCAAGCTCGTCAGGATCTATACCGTGCTGTTCTGCTTCTCTATTGACATTTTCTACCCATTCATCTGGTATCTCGCCTCTAAACTCTCCTAAAACCTCCATTTGTATAATTCCTAATTTAGGATTAATAACTTCTACTTCGTATATTCTAGCAAAGTTATTTGTTTTTTTACCTTTAAGTATTTCAGCATGTTCTAACTCGATTTCGTCAGTAGTGACTTTATAAACTCTTCCATTAAGTAGGTAAGCTGATCCGTAATCTCCAGAGCCTAAATGTTTACCTCCTAGATCTACTATCTTATCTACCTCTTTTTCAAATTCTGGATCGTAGTAAAGAATCTCTCCTAATATGACGTGTGAAAGTCTCATACATGATTAATTAGAAGGTCTTTTGAAATGGAACTTTATTTTTGGGTAGTAGTACCTCTCACCTGGGTCCTCTTCAAAGTAGTTAGAATCAGATTGAATATCGTAGCCTAATGATTTTACATAGTCGAGTATTTTATTCCACACTCCTTTTTCAAAATCAGAATTAACTAAGAAAGTAATGCTACCGAAACTCATATCTTTTAATGGGTCATCATCAGAACGTCCACCAGCATAATCTCCTAGAGAAACCATAACTCTATCGATATTAAACTTATTGCTTATATCTTTCTCTAGAGCTTTTTCCTCTGCTTTGTACTCTCCAACTTCTAATATGATACTTGTTAATTTCATCTTCCTTGTCCTCTATACGCTTTTACGTAGTGTTTAGAACCTTTAGAGCTTGAGTTCTTTGTTTTAGCATGAACGCCTGGTCTCTTCTTTTTTGATTCTCCTTTATAATTACCTAAGTTTAATACTTTTGCCATATCTTTACAACTAAATCACCTGTTCCTTTTATTAATCGGTGATATGTTCCTTTGGATATAAATAGCTTAGATTCATATAAAGATACAGGTAATTGATTGTCTAATTGAAATTTCCAGTCTGTAGTGTTAATTGCTTCAATCCATCTATCTTCTCTATCCCTATGCCAAACAAATTCATCTTCAGGCGTATCTTGACTAAACTCCCTAATTAAATAACCATCTTTTGTTTCCTGTGTATAGGGTCGCATTATGCTTTAGTTTGTATACGAATCCACCTAGTACCGTCAGACCATACCATGATACCTTCGTGTGCTTTATCTAAGGTATACCCGTCTGGGTATTCATCGTTATCTAAAAACTGTCCCGGTGGTGCCATTAGTACTGCCTTAGTATTGGCTTCAAATTGACTCCCCATAACAAATCTTATAGAACGGTAAGTACTAGTTTCTGATGTTGCATCAGGTAGTACTATATGTGCTTCGCCATTACCTCCAGACCAATTTACATCTATCATTGAAGTATTTTCGTAGGTAGAGCCTGTAACGTAGTATTCCGGGTAGGGAGATGAACTCGACCCAGCTACTGTAATGAAGACTGGTACTAAGTAAGTATTTCCTGTGTTGGTTTGATTATAGTTATTTATAGAACTAGTTACGTAGTTATTAACTTGATCTAAAGTAGTATACTTAGTTACCCCATTCTGAACATCGACAAACAGTTCGTCACCTTGAAGTTCGGTAGATTGAGGTAGCCTTGAAATAGGTAGATTAGGCATGTCGAGTAGTTATATATATTCCTGAGTTATTTTCTTGTAAAATAGTAAATAGGTCTTCCTGTAGAAGGAATCCATCTATTCTTGGTCCTTTATTCTGTCTTATCAATTCATTTGACAGAGCATCGAGATAAAATCTATAATGTCGTATCTGTTCACTTTCATTTAAGATACGAATATGATTTTGATTTCGAAACTGTTTCCAAGTTAATTCCATGTTTTACCAATACCCTGAAAAGTTTTTAGAGCCTCCTAAGGACTTCCAATAGCGTCCTATATTACAAGACCAGTATCCTGGTTTAGTTTTATCCTTCTTAGTAGAACATTTATGTCTAGCTGCAAATGAAGCTCTAGCTCCTGGTTCTTTTATTTTAACTGATAAGTTACCGCTATCGCCAAAATTTACTTTCTTTACATTTCCTGTTTTAGGGTTCTTAACATATACAAAGAATTTTTTAGGTCCGCCTCTTTTAGGTTTATTTAAGGGTACTTCTCTTCCTTTATATTCAGCTTCATCAATGTCTTCTTCAGCTACCATGGGTAAATCTAATGGTACTTTTTCTCCTTCAAATACTCCGTACTCTCCTATATCTGTAGATTCTAGTAAATTTATGTCTTGTTCGTTTAGTTCTATGAGACCGTCTCTCCAAGCGTCTCTCGCTTCAGCAAATAATTGTATAAAGTTATCACTAGAGTAACGGTAGACATTCTCATATAAAGAGAGACTGTTATCTACATGGTACTGTAGAGATGGTAATCCGACTAAGTCTTTAATTTTTATCATTTATAAAATCTTTTTTATAGAACTTACCTAAAATATTATCGTTTATAAAGTTATTTCTATCTTCTAATACTTCGTTTATAAATAGGTACTTGCATTCATAATATGTTAGTAGCTTTTTATTAGGTACGAAACTGAGAATTTTTCTTGAAAATTCAAATTGGTTGCCAGACTTTATTATGTCTAATATTTCCTTATGAGAACCATAGTAATCTTTCCAATCAGATTCCTTAACAACTTTCTTCTTTAGCGGTACTCTGCCTCCGATTCCTTTAGCTTTTCTCTCTTCTTTTAACAATTGAGATTCTTTTTTACCAATCTTAACATTACGTTCAAAAAAGAGTACTTTCTTACCGATATACTTTCTACCAGTAGGGGTATGAGTAGTCTGGTATATAAATCCGTAAGTGCCATCAGGCATGTCGGAAATATCTGTTACAATTTTTCCGTCATACCACCATGAAGGCATAGTTACCACTGGCTCTTCTATTTTTGTTTGAGTATCGATATTTCTGCTTTTAATGCTTCTACTTCTAATTTCAATTCTTTAATTGCATTTACTGTAGATGCCCAAACTGCGTCTTTATCAAATTGAAGAACTGGATCACCGTCAACTGTTTGTGTAGGGTGAGTAGATACCAACTCTGGCATTACTTCCTGTACACATTGAGCTATGAATCCATATTTAGTTTGCTTACTCTCATCATCTTTGAAAGTAAAACTTACAGGATCTAATTGAGATACCTGCGATAAACCGTAAGGTATATTTACTACATTCTCTTTAAGCCTAGAATCGGAAACACCTCCGCCAACATTACATAAGTTATTTACAAATGTGTAGTTATCAGCTGTTGTAGTTAACCCGTTACCTATTACGAAAGAGCAGGTATGGGCTACTGTGTTATTTTGACCTCCAAGAATTCCTGAGTAGTATGTGTTAATTGTGTTATTACATCCTCCAACAATGGCAGACGCTTGACCTGTTATACAGTTGTTACATCCACCTCCTACAAAAGAAAAGCAAGCTGCTTCGTTAAACTTTCCACCTGTTATTACACTAAAGTGGCCAGGATTTATAGCTATGTTATTAGAACCTCCTCCTATAAAGCTACAGTTCGCAGTGCTTACAGAGTTACTAGCACCTCCTCCTATTACACTACCTTGTGAATTTGTCGTAGTATTGCTTATTCCACCTCCTATAATAGAGTAGTCACTGCATTTTACACAACTGTTAGTACCTGCTACGATACCACTATACCTAGAACCTGTTATTCTATTGTATGATCCATTTACTATAGTATTCCTAGAATCAAATTGTTCGTTTTGTATAACGTTAAAACATCCTCCTAAAATAGAATCGTTACACCCTTGCGTTATTCTATTGCCTTGTCCTCCTAGTATAGAAGCTGCACAAGTAGAACCATATATTTTGTTACAAGCGCCTCCGCCTATATTACCGTAATTTCCTGAACCAGAAATCACATTTTCGAAACCTCCTAAAATAGAAGTACTGGATACTCCATTGATACAGTTAAAAGCCCCACCGGCAATATTGCTACAGATAGCTTTAACTGTATTTGAACGCCCGCCGTTTACTGAAGAAAGCTGGTAGCATGATGTATTACTTGATCCTCCGCTTATAGTAGAGCAGCTACCAACTGTAAGGTTATTAGCACCTCCTGCTATAACCGAGTAGCTACCAAGTGAACGGTTATTATTACCCCCTACTACCGTAGAGTGATCACATGAACTTGAGTTGTAACTACCTCCTAATACAGAAGCATATGGGGCTGATGTTACGTTAAGAGCTCCTCCTCCAATAAACTGGCCTAGACAACTGCTACCGCCATCTATTTTGTTTCTATAACCTCCAGTTAGTGTGTTATATGAAGAGCCTAATGTACCTGTAATAGTGTTAAAACACCCTCCTCCGATAAATGAATTACAGTGTTTACCGGTTATCGAATTTCCACAACCTCCAACAATTGAAGAACAGGCTGAATAGTCAGATATTGAGTTGCAAGATCCTCCAACTATTGCTCCATAGTAGGCGAATACACAGTTGCCTGCTCCACCTCCAACAACACCGGCGTAACTTCCATTTGTGCAGTTAATGAGACCTCCTAGTATAGAAGACCATGGTGAATAATTATAATTACCTTGACCTGATACTATAGATGAGAAGCTACCGTAATTTTTATTATCTTTTCCTGCTCCGATGATAGAGAAGGCGCCTTGTTGAATATTTTCTGCTCCACCTGCAATAGAAGAAGAGAAGTTATTCATATAATTTTCATTGGTACTATTACCAATAGTAAGTGAGTCAGCAAATATATCTCCGTTTACTGTTAGTTTAGAGTTACTACCAGAATTGATTGGATCTAATCTCATTGACTCATATGTGCCTCCTGCTGTTGTATGAGTCCATTTAAAGTATTCGTTATTATTATCTCTAGTATTAAACTCTAATCTAGAATCTGTATCTCCATCTTCTGAATTATAGAATCTAATAGAAGCACCGTCTGTGTTCATTGACCATACTATCCCACAAGCAGTGGTTGAAAATGTTGTACTGCCGGCTTGAGATAAATTACCCCCTATAAGAACATCTGAGTTAAATTTAGATGTACCGACTACGTTAAGTTTATATCCTGTATCAGTATCAGTAGCAGCTGTTCCTCCTATCTGCCAGTTGTTACTTCCGCTATGTATTACTCCTGCAAAACCTGTTGCATTGCTGGTATCCATATTAGAACCTGCGAAGAAAGCGAGATCACCAGTAGTTAGTATTTCTGAAGATGTTGTGCCTGCTACCATTCCGATGGCATGAGTACCTAAATCTGTTGCTCCATCTACAATTTTTACTCTGGAAATAATACCGCCTGCACCTTGAGAAGGAGGATATTCTGATACATCTACATATCCGTATGCAGCTAAAGTATAATCTGTTGTTGTATTTTCTGTTCTATCATCATAAACTTCAAATTGAGAACCTAGTACTTTATCGTAATGGTCGTTAGGGTGTCCGAATAAACCTTTACCGTCACCTCTAATCATGAATCTAGCAATAGCGTTATCCCATCCATCAACTTGTGCAGTACCAAAAGTAATACCGCTTTCGCCTACGTTATCATCCATGGCATTAACAATCCAGAATCTGTTTCCAGTACCTGCAATAGTTCCGTTTGATGTGTCATCAATTATATTGAAACCAACTGCTGCATTTTTAGCACCTCCATCTTGTTTAAATAATATAGATGGATTATCATTCTCACCCGTAATCTCTGTGTTCTTAGTATCTGCCTCTAATGTTAAAGTTGCGTCTCCTCCTGATATGTTTCTTATCTCTAAAGCTTCATTGAAGACTGATTTACTACTACCTATAGTTAATGCTTGAGTAGCACCAAACATAAAAGAAAATTCATCTCCATGATTCCTTAAATATGCTCCATCGCCTATATTATTTACATCACCTATAGAAAAAGCACCTTCATCATTTATGTTAAAAAGAGTAGCGTTACCGTTTGTAAATCTAACAAATTCTTTGCTGCCATCAAAGCTATTAACAGCAACATGAAAAGAACCAGATGGGGATTCGGTTCCTATACCAACACGATTATTACTATCTGTCGTTAAAGTAATCTTTCGATCATTCTTTATTTTTATAGTAGAAGAATTGCCGATGATTTGAGCAGAATCACCTAAGCCTTGGGTATCCCCTATTGTAAAAGTACCATTTAATGGATTTGCAATCAATACATCTTCACCTGCATTTGTAACTTTAAATTCACCGCCTTGAACACCTAATGAGCCTGTAAATCCGTGATTATCATCTGAAGTATCTCCAAACTTAGTAGAGCCGTCTTCAAATACTACTGAGGCATTATCGAACTCTGTGCGAACTTCTTGTGCTGTTAATGTTCCTCCTACAGTTAGATCTCCCTCTACTGTTGTTGCTCCTTTAAATACTGTGCTGCCACTTAGAATATTGGTACCTGATAAGGTAGTATGTCCGTTATGTACAAGTGAACCAGTAATAGTAGTATTCCCATCAATGCTTATATGGTTACTAGAGTTAGGTTGTATTTTGTTTACTTTTAATGTGCTCATTTTAAATAATTGTTAGTGTTGCGTTATCGTCTACTTCGATTAATGATGAATTAGTTATTGGTCCGAAAAGTCCTGCATTATAATTAGACGGGACTTTAAAATGTTTTGTTACTGTGTCTGGGTTCATAAATGCACCCTCTATAACTGTTAGGTTACCTGTTACTGATTGGCTACCTGTAACTTCTAAACTACCTGTAAAGGTATGTCTATCTTCTAATGTATCTCCAAATTTTGTAGAACCTGATTCAAATATTACTGCGGCGTTTTGAAATTCTGTGCGAACTTCTTGTGCAGTTAATGTTCCTGTAACGGTTAAGTCTCCGTCTACATTCATATCCCCAGCAGTATTAACTGTACCTGTAAACTTGTGAGTATCATCTGGGGTATCTCCAAATTGTGTTGAACCTGATTGATATACAACAGATGAAGATACTAATTGAGTATGAAATTCTTTACCTGTAATTGTTCCTGTAACTGTAACATTACCGTCAACATGGTGATCACCTATAGTAATTAGAGAACCGGTTAACTTAAGTTTATTCTGTCTATAGTCAAATATAAAGTTTGGGGTAGAGCCAAATAAAGCGTTTGAACCAGAATCTGCATTTCCTACCTTATATTGAATATTGTAATCACTTCCCGAGGGTGCGCCTCCGGGGAATTGTAATTCATTACAGAGAGATGCGGTTGTAAAGAGACTAATAGCAGTACCGGAAATAGATGACGAATAGACAAACTGTCTAAAGTTATTATCTAGTTCTTGATGGCTTAATGCCGAGCCTTTATCTCCTCTTAATATAATTGCCATTTTATTCTTCTAGTTTAGCGATTCTTTTTTCAAGCTCTCCTATAATACTACTCTGTTCATTAACTGCTTCAATCAAAAGAGGAACAAGTTTAGAGTAGTCTACAGAAAGATATGAATTTATATCTTCAGAAACAACTTCCGGAAGAACTTCTTTTACCTGTTGAGCTATTACTCCAACTTGACTCTCTTCTTTATCTTTCCAGTTAAAGTAAACTCCTTCTATTTGATTAACTCTCGAGAGAGCATTGTCTATAGGATAAATATTCTCCTTTAGCCTTTTGTCGGAATTAGATAGTAGTCCTTCTGATGCTCTAATACTACCTGAAACTTCTAGATTATATGTTAAATTATCTGCTAAAGTATTGATCCCGACTTTTGATGCAGAGTATACTAAGCCTTCAGCTCCTGCTAGGTTACCGTTATTGTTATATTGAACTTGTGTATTATCTCCCTGAACTGTTCCTGTTGTCAGAGGAATAACATGAGATTCTCTGTTGATTGGAACTTCAAGACTTCCCGTGTAATGTAGTATTAATTCATTTGCATTAGATATAGAACTAGAATAGAAAAATGAACCTAAGTTCTGATCCATCTCTTTATACGATAGTGCTTTTTTCTTTTGTGCTCTAAACTGTATTTGCATTATATGTCTATTTTTACTACGAAAGTCATATCTGTATGATGTGTCTTTTGTATTGGTCTATTTGTTTTTGCTACTGCTAATAATTCATTTGCAGCATTATAAAGTCCAACTGTTGTTATATAGGGAGTAAAATTACTACCTGTTATATTGTTTCTCCTATTACCTAAAGAACCTGAAAGAGCTGAACGATTGTATGTATAGTTATATTCAGAATCCTTAACAGTACAGTGTACATTATATGTATAAATAGGTTGGTTTGATTTCCATCGCAATTTATGTCTAGAATAAGTACTAAAGTACCTTGCTGCTACTTCATCTGTTATTATAGCTAGGCCTTTATTATAAATAATATCACCTACAACTTTCTTAGGCTCCGTCCATAGGTGGTGAGAACCTGAGTGTATTAATGATCCTTCACCGTCATCTATAATTGTTAGGCTTTGTTGTTTCCTATTTATATCAACGTATTGGTAATCTTCTCCCGGTGATATTGATTCAGTTACAAAATCACTTTCATTTTCTACATAATCATCGTCATCTAAAGGATTAGAACCGTACCAGTATTCTAAGTTCTCGATAAATTGATTCTCACCGCTTATACAATCCACCATATAATCATCTGCAATATATAGATCTTCCTGTTCAACGAGTGGTCTAAGAGAGAATGTGTTAGGTTCAATATGTGTACCTGTTACTCCTCTAGGTATAGATATTACTGCTACTTCTGATTTTAAATCTCTAGATCCACTTAATGTTAATGTGGATTGAAGAGATAAGTCACTAGAGCCAGATGTTAGTCCGTTACCGATTCCGTCTCTATAGAAATTTTGATTTACACTATCCCAAGTTAATTTCTCATATCTATTGTTACGAAAATCTAAAGGGTAAGGGTAAAATGGTGTAGAACCAGAAAAACCTCTTAATGTAGAAATATCATAGGTCTCAATTAAGCTACCTGATGCTTCCCATTGTTTACGTGCTGAGTAATCAGATACGTATACGTTTTGTCTGTTCAGTTTTTTGTAAGCACTCATTCATTAATAATCAAGCTTAACGCGGATTAGCGATTCCTTTGTAAAATCTTTTAATAGAGGTCTAGATAATTTTGCGATTGCTAATAAGTCGTTATTATCGTTATATAGCCCCACAGAAGTTACATATGACTGTGGAGAGTTAATCATAACATTATGTCTAATTTCTCCAGAACCAGTTATTAGAGACGGGTTACTAGAGTAATTAAATTCATTATTTCTAGCTCTAACAAATACAAAGTTAGATGATACTGTTTCTTCTGATTGTATTCTGAAAGAATTACCTTTTTCAAATAGATCATACCCTAACTGTATATTAGTGGTTATTCCATCGGGATGAAGAACAGACGAACCTGTGTTTATATCCATTTCCATTCCTCCATCATTAACAGGTGCTTCTAGTGCATTAGCATTTAATAGTAAAATTCCGATATCCGGGTATAGCTTTCCGTAGGAACCGTTATTTAAGGTATATCCATTTACATTGTTGCCTGTATATACCTTACCTAGAGAACCGGAAACTAATTCATACTCCCTTCCTGCATCAGTAAAAGTAACTGTTGACGCTACTTGGCTATTATCTGTAAGTCTAATGTCAATATAATCTTTAGTACCTGAACCATCTAAAGGAATTGCTAATCCTGAACGTTGGTACTTTAGTTTTAAATCTAAAGTTCCTGGTAGTAGTTTTTCTTTATACCTTGCTCTATCTATGGCTATAGCATAGAAGTGATCAGAAGGTATATTACCGAAACTAAAATCAGTATCTTCGTCTCCTAATACTAAAGACCTGTATTGTCCGTATATGGTAGAAGATGGAGATTTTCCGGGTACTATAGGGTTGTAAGGTAAACTACCGTAACCGCTTTTATTTCCGTATGTTAAGGAAAATTGAACTCTAGCTGACTCTGCTGAGGCAGATGCTTGATATACATTGTAATAATACTCTCCAGAAGGACCACCTATTTGAGTTGAAGAAGTAACAAAGTTATCTAATGTTGTTACGTTTCCTGACCATACCGGTGTTGAAATTGATTCAGCACTTATTACTACGTCTTGTGGATCGAATCTTTTAAATGACATAATTAATTAGTTTTTGTTATGGTTACAGGAATAGTTAATCTTGCTCCAGAATCTCTACCTATTACTGTTAATGTAGTTTGTAGTTTTGTTCTTGAACCAAATAACGTGTTGATTGTTGTTGATGTTAAGTTGATAGTTGTACCAATTACATTTTTAGATACATTGGTACCTAATGTAGTAGTAGAATTTAACTGCTCGGCTTCTTCTGTGTTTACTCCAACTCCTGAAAAGGAATTTAGTACCCTAACATCTGCTATGGTAGCTGTATAACCAGAAGCTTCGAATGTAGATGTTGCTCCTTGGAAGTTTAAAGTCTGAGGTGTTATTGCTACAGATGCTCCTTGTTTTAAAGTAATTGCACTAAATCCTAAATCTAATATCGGTAATTTAGAAGTACCTCTTGGAAGGGTTACTAGCTTGTACTTCATGATTTGTGTCTCATCCGGAAAGGCTTCTAACAATGGCATGTTTTCTATAGCTTCACCGTAGAGTGCAGAACCTGAGGGATGTTGTGGATTATACAAGGTGTAGTCAATTTCGTCATCTGCTAATGCAAATTGAGTAATTTTGAAAGAACCGTCCCCTCTAGCTAACAGCTCTCTTCCTTTTTTTGTTAAAATCGCATCCACTGTTACGATCGAATTATCTAAATATCCCATTTTGTTTTATTGTGTTTTATATAAATATGTAATAATCTTATTTTATTTAACTTCTAGTTTAAGCATCTGATGATGCTGTTACTTCATTTACTGCTATACCAAATTCATCTGTGGTATATACTGATCCCTTGTCTATCGCATGTATTTTACTAGATACAACTCTTACAAGTTTATTTCCTTCTTCCCTGTAGATTACACTACCTGCATATAATGCGGTAGTACCTGAGTATATAACGCTAGTGTCTATTTCAATTAAATCTGCTTCAAAATCTGTACTTTTTGCAATGGGTGTTCCTTTAACTATAGGAAATGTTGAGTCAATTAATAGGTTAGATCCTGAAGGTATAAGATCGGTAGGTCTAGATTCTATGTTAAAGTATAGCTTAGATTTATCTGGATCTCCTGCTCCGAGAGCTTGTAGTGTTGTTGTATTAGCATCCACTGGGTGAATTGCTCCTTCGAACATTATGTATGACTGTGCAGGTAAATCTCTTTCCTGTATTGGGGTGTTAAGACTTCCTTCGTACCTAGCATTAGTCCAGCCTGAGGTAGTATAGTTACTGTATTGAACTTCTGCTGGGGAAGCTGTTTCTGTAATGATTGCTGATAAATTTGACGGGGATGCAGCATCTGTATTTCTATCAACTTGAATTGCACCTTTACTAGTTTTTAATCTTAGTGCGTTACCTAGTAGTACATCGAATTCACTATTAGTAAAATTTCCAGAGAGGTAATCTATAAAGTTTACTTCTACGTTAAAATCTATGGGTACTCCAGAGGAATCTGTTGAGCCTGGCATCGAAGTAAACACTGTAGGTTCTACCTGTAAGTAGTAGTAGCCTGTTAGTTTTGATATAGCTAGAACTTTAACTTTTATTCTATCGGAACCTACTGAAAATGTTAAGAATTTAATCTGTTTTATTGTATCTTCTAATTTAACACTATTTAAACTATTATACGATATAGTCACCCCTATAACTGAGTATGGTGGGAAAAATGCATTTTCTAACTCATAGAAGTACTCATGTGTATCTATTTCAGGATTGTATTTAAGGTTACGTGTTACGTTATCGTATATACCGCCATCTGCACTACTGCTAGGAATACTAGGATCTGGTACAGGTGTTGCTGTAGTAGCATACGCATCTAATATACTTTGCGGTATCTGACTGATGGGAAGAGGGAGGTCCCCCCTATCTACACTACTACTGTAGAGCAAGTTTAGGTTGCCTGCGCCGTAGGTATTTGGGTCTCTTAATTTAAATTCTAACTCAGTCATTTAGTATTCTGTTATTACGTATATATTTTAGATATAGTTAAAAGTTAAGAACATATCTGCTCCTGTAGCTCCGCTGAATGTTAAGTCAGCTATATCCCCTACCTCTGTTAATGTAGAACCATCAGCTCCAATTTCATAATGTCTTAACTCTAACGTACCGAAGTTGCCGTTGTTATTTCTTTGAGTATTCTTCATATAAATATTATTAGTACCTGCAACTAGGTAGGAAGGGTCAAAATATGAACTAGACATTAAGTCTAACGGGCATACGAAACCTGCTCCAGAAGGAGAGATCGTTAAGTCTTCATCCGTTGAACCAATAAATACTCCTCCTACTTGAGCGTTTGTACTTAAGTCTAACGCCCCAATATAGTTATCATTTAAGAATACATCAAAGTTATCATCTTTAGCTGAATTGGAATTGCATACCTGCATAACAAAAACCTGTCCATCAGGTGTAGGTAATCCTGTATCGGCTTCTCCAAAGTCTGCATAATAGTCTACATTTGCAAATATAGTATCTTGTTTAGGAATAAAAAGAGTACTCCCTGTGGTGATATAGCTTGCATCGGGACCACTTTTCCATCCCTTAAACTCCCCTATGGATGCGTTGGCTTCTAACACAAGGGGTTTCTCAGTTATTAAATGGGAAATAGGAAGTGAAGTTGTAGAGTATGGAGTTACATATGGGGATACTACCCGTACCCTTCCAACAGCTCCATCTTCATTATTAATATTAAATTTAAAGAACTCTCCTAAAAAATCTATATCTAAATCTACATCACAAGCTAAAGGTAGTATTTCGTTTAAACTAAAAGATCTTATGTTGAAAAAACTAATAGGCTGTTGTTGTGATTTAAACTTATTACCTGTGTTTAGCTCCCCTCTAGTTATAGTCATATTAGAACCGCTAAATTCTCCTGTAAGTCTTGGCTCCTCAGAGCTCATATTTCTTGGAATTGAACCTATAGGGGAAATAACAGAACTCTCATAGTTAGTTGTATAAGGAGATTTATTAGCTTTACCGAACATATCTCCGCTAGAGCCGGTAATGTTAAGAAGTTTAACTGAGCCGGTTATTAATTCATCCGAGAAAGATACTTTAACTTGTTTTGCTTTACTTCTATGTAGAATATGTGATCGTACAATTACACCTGTTGTAGCGCTTGCCCTTGCGGGTATAAATTCCTTTACTAACCTGAATAGAACATTATCAAAAAACTTGATCAAGCGTATATAATCTGTAGGTTCTCTATAGTTTGCTATTTCATCGGTCCATTTAAATCGATCTCTCGGTTCATTAGAGTCTCCTCTATTAACATCAGCATTACCTCTAACATCTTTATGAGAATCTTCCCACCTTAGTACAACCCACTGCCAAAAGTTGTAAGGAGAAAAATCTTCGTCAAAAGTTTCTTCTGTAAGTCGGTCTAATGAGTAGTACTTGTCTTTTCCAGAGTCTCTAGGATCACCGATATAGTCGTCAAAGTTATAACTTCCGCTATATTTTAGACGTATTATATCATTAGTAGGTTGAGCTATATCGAATCCTACTTCTATATCGTGTAAGTCGTCTGTGAATTTATTCTCTTTATTAGTTATACTTACATATTTAGATAATGTACTTCCAGTTACTAGTGAACCTGTGTTATTAAGTCTAAGTTTAGCTAAAGAGCTAGTAACTTCCTCTTGTTCAGAAAAGAAACGGCCTGAGGTAATATCTGTTCCACCTCTTTGTTTAATAGTGAGTATATTATCTGGTATACCGAAGCAGTTAATCAGTGCTCTTAACCCTCTATGTGTACCTTTTGCTTTAGTTAGATACGGAAGGTTGTGGTAAATACGTTTGTAAATCTCTTTCTGGTAGTTATCCTCGGGCATTGGTTGAAGATAATCTAAGCCACTTCCTGAGGTAATTTGTCGAAAGCTGTTTATAACTTCTCCTGTGCTTCCTGAGTCGTAATTTTCTCCGACAAATGCGGAAAATAAATTCTGTAAGCTTCTATTACTGTTGTATAGGTTATATCCGAAACTCTCTATTGCATCTCTTACTAAGTCTTTAGAAATACCAAAGTCTAATCTATTATCAGCATCGTATTTATCAGACACTGCTTTAAAGTATATCCAGAGATTATCAAAATGTTGACCAATCATATGTGTAAACATTAAGATAGGCTCATTAGACTCATCATCTCTTACATAGAGAGGAAGGGTATTTGTTAGTACATCATCGTTTGAGTTATCATATACAGATGCTGTTGTAAGCTGTTTAGTAAACCAATTAGTAGACTCAACAGTATCGCTTGATTGGTTTACATAAGGTGCTTTGTTATTTGACTTAGGCCATGCATAAGAACCACTTTCATAATAAAGGTACCTATCGTAATGATCAAAATTCTCTACGATACCTTGTAAGAGTCCGTTGTAGTAGTCTTTACTTCCTGATATCCCTATCTTTTTGTAACCTGTGCTTTCGATTGCTTTAATACTGGTTTCGTAAGACTGTATAAGTTCTAGCTTATATTTAAAGTTACGTAGTCTTTCTTCTGCAGATGAAAAGTGTATGAAGTCAGAATAGTCAGAATGGTTTATACTTATTTGAGCACTGTTTTCATTGAATAAGGAGTAAAGTGAATAGTATGAACTTGTTACTGGAAAGCTAAATAATTGATCAAAGTTAAAAAACTCTGTTGGGTTATTATTTTCTTTCTGTACTTCAACATCAAAGTTAGGACCTTTTAGAGACGGTATCTTTACTATATCAGGTATTAGCTCTGTAATGACAGAGAATGTAGCAGTGTCTGCAATAGTCTCTAAAACTCTACAAATAGATTTAGATTCCCATATATTAGGAAGTGGTTCGTATAATTTTAATACGAGAGACACGTTATTTTTATATTCCTGTACATCAATATTGATTATAGAATATATATTATTTTTTCCGAAATCTAATTTAAGGTCTGAGAAGTACGCGTTGTTTTCTAACTTAGCTCGTATTTGTTGAACTCTCAATTCTAAATCCTCATCGTCAACTTCTAGGGTTAAGAGTCTTATTTCTGTTCTATCCCCTGATACTTCTTCAAGATAGAAGTTTTTAGCTACGGTAGAATCTGAGAATAGATCGGAAAAGAAGTTGTATGTTAATAGTATATCACCATTTCTATACCCATTTGATTTAGCGTCTTGTGCAGGATTAATTTCTAAGTTGGATGCACCAGATTTACCTGCTCCAGATGCTAAGCTTGTTTGAGTTGCACCTCTATAGTTTAGTTGAGTCTTTAGCAATGTGCCTTCTAGAGTATAGAAGTGTAGGTCGATAAAATCAACAGTACTATTGAATAGATTATTTATTGAAAAGGGACCTACTAGTTCCTTATCCTTCAACTTTAACTTTGATTTAGTATCGTAGTCAAAGTTCTCTATTTGATTTACTATGTATTTAGTTATCGCCATTCTCTATTCCTGCTTTACTATTTGCAAGCTGTATTTCTAAGTCTACTACTTTTTTATTTGCTTCTAAAAGCTGGTCTCTTAATTCTGCTATTTCATCTAATAGTGGTTGAATATCTAGCAGTGCTTCTTGAATTTGTACTAGTTCACTACTTCTCTCTATTAAATACTTATGGGAACTGCCTTCTCCTTCTAATGGAATATCTAAATACAGATCTTCATAATCTTTGAAAAACTGTTCTACGGTTTTAATAGATACTTCATCCTCTTCGTTAATAAACGATTTAAAATCTGTATCTACAACTTTTCCAAAAGAATCTTTCTGGTAAACTGTTTTTTGTATTTTTATATTACTACCCATTCCTTACTACCTTAAAAACATTTTTATTATCTAGAACTACCGTGCTCCCATCTAATGTAGTTTTGATTAATAGTCTATAGTACCTTTCAGGTTGAAGAGTATCCATATAGATATCAAAGTAACTACTGGTATTATCTGCACTGATTTTAGTATAGTTACTATCAAAATCTATAATCATTTCTTCGCTAAATTCATCTTTAATTCCCCAATAGGAATTTGCTGGTAATTTATTTTCTGTTAAATATACAGAACCTGTTGAAAAAGTCTTGACTGGGTATTTAGGTCTAGCAGAAAGTCTAAATCTAGCTATGTCTGAGTCTATGTATTTTTCTTTATGGTTTTTAATAGTTACTGTGGCGATATCTGTATTTAATGTGTTTAAGCTGCTATCGTAATTAGAGTCATCCCATTTAAGTTCAAGATATGGAGGAAAAATGGTACTGGTATTAGTCCCAAAATACTTTAAATTAACAGATGATGTCAATTCATTTTCTTGACTATCTTGAAATTTTAAGATTATTCCATCATTATCTATACTCCCTCCACTATATGAATTAATATACCCTGTAACGTCTATATCTAAGTCTAAAGAAGAAATTAAATCAAACTTTTGAGAAGATGAATTTGAATCTACTGTGAAGTCCCCTCCTGGTGTAGTCCAGTTTATACCTGGCTCTTTTGCTATCCATGTTACACCTGTTGTATTTGCAGGACTGTCTCCTAATTTACCTGTACCTTGTAACCATGAGCCGTTTATTCGATGTGCTTCTACTGTGTATTCTTGTGGAAGTTGTATTCCATCTGCAAGGTAGAGATGTAGGGAAGCAGAATAGGGACCGGATACTTTAGTGCTAAGAGCACTATTTATGTCTCGATCTGAAAATTTAATAAGTATCCGGCTTGAGCGGCCTATTCCATCATCATCAGGAAATGAACGAACTTCTAATATCTCATCTAAACCAGCATTACCGTATACACCAGCTGTGTTCGGTTCACTGAGTATTGTTGCGTCTTTTTCTGGGTAAATTCTATATATTGCCATCCTATAATGTTGTTACTCTTCCTTCTATATCTTGATTAGGGTATTTAACTTCAAAACAACATGGGTCGTATGAAGGATATAGAACATTGTTTTTAGTTGCTCCATCAGTATCGTAGCCGAATTCACTATATCTCCCTCCTGCTTTATTGTTTATAGAAATATTTTTTACCGTCTGAACTCCTTTTATTCTATCTAATTCAGTATATATAGTTGAAATATTAATCGGTTGATTGATAGTAAGTTTATCTTTTGCAAATAAATTTTTCAGCTTTTCTGTACACTTAAGTAATACGTCTCTAGATTGGTAGTTAGGGAGAGTAATTATTTCAAACTTTATTCCTATGTTTACTACAAAAGCATCTTTTAGCTCTACTGCATCTGTAAGCATCATATACTCTGATAAGTATCTTCTGATATTATCTTTTAGGGTTTTAGAAGCAGGTACTAAATGTCCATTGTTATCAAATGCTAATACATATAGAGCAAGAGCTAACCTATTAACACTTAGTACTGATTTAGTATTAGATGCAGTATGGTCTTGAGTAACGAATATTTTAGCTATTGAACCATATTGAGGTGGTAATGAAAGAGCCCTAACAGCGTAATCCTGTAGTGTGACTACTCTTTTCTGTTCTGCATACGCTCTTATACTATTCTCACGTAATTCTTCAATAGTATCACCATCTCTACCTCCTAGTGCTGGTGTGATATTATTAAACGTTAGAGTAGATACTTTAGATGAATCAGCTGCAGTTGTTGTTATCGCATCGATTAAGTTAATTGTATTAGCAGGAGCGTTAGCTTTTACTCCTCCACCGACGATATATCTTATTGTTAAAGTAGTATTAGAAGGTGCTAAACCGTAAGACTTAGTAAAAAGGAAATTAGAAGGATCATAAGCTACATCTAATCTAGGAAGTTCACTTCTTGTTTGATAAGCTATAGTATTAGGGTCCGGTAAAAATTCTTCATTATCTTCTGTGCTAATTCCTGCGCCGAATTGAATTTGAAGTACTCCGGTAGATGTTAACCTAGTAACAAACCTTCTTGGGACTTTTTTAAGTTTTAATACGTTAGGAGCTAGAGATTTATCCTCTGTTAAATTACGTTCCTCTACAAATACTGTATCTTGACCAAGAAATGGGACTTCATACCATTTATTACCGTCGCTATCTACTATATCCAATATCCCTACTATATCATCTGCTTCTATATTGATAGTAGCGAATTTTTCTGAGATTGTATAAGATTCCTGTGTGGTTTTTACTGTGCCGGAAAAAGCTTTTGTCGTCTTCTTTAGAAGAAATTCCGATGGTTTACCGTCTGTTAAGGTATTAACAGTTATTTCGGTTGGATCATACGAGCTAGAAAAATTAAAATCGACCTTATTAGTAAGCAGGAATACTGTTTGATCTTTAGTATCAGCCTTAACAGTGCTGTTTTCTGCTATAGTTATAGCTTGATCAAAATCAGGTTTAGCATCTACACCTTTCGCGTCTACAGTTTGAGTAACAGTAAGTTCTACTTCTGCTACATTAGTAGCTTTAGGCTTATAGCCCATCATATAAGCTAAAGAATAAAGGTTTGCAGGATTTTTAGCATGTTGTAAGAATGTTTCCTGTAGTTGTGTATCTTGGTAAAATGACATTACGTCTCCTACGTATGATGCCATTTCTATTAACATCAAACCTGGAGAGGTTGGTGAAAAATCATTATAAGAATCAGGAAAGTAGGATTTTGCATACTCTACTAATTGAGTACGGAAATCGTCAAAATTCTTATTTATATACTTTATGTCTCTTGTTTCTGCCATTATATTGCTACATTTATTAACAGTTCGTCATTTATACCTGTTTCTGCTATAGAATAAGAAAGGTAGAACCCTATAGTATTTCTATCCTCATTTGCTACTAATTTTATTTCTTTAGGTATAACTCTTGGAAAATATATCTCAATTGCTTCTCTAGCTCTCGCATCTAAAGCATCTATTTTATCTTTAGTTATATTTTCAAAAAGTTCATTCCTTAGTCCAAATCCAAATAGTGGGTTCAAGTATCTTTCTCCTCTACCTGTTAAGAAGTAGTTAATAAGGTTATTTTTAATAGAATCTTTAGTTTGGAAGTTAGAACTAAACGCTGATTTAGCAGAGAAAGGAAGTTCTATCCCAACTGCTTTTCTAGGTTGTAAATCTAGAGGGTTTATTTTTTTAACTTCAAATGCCATATTATCCTAATCTTACTTTATCTTTTTGGTATGATGCTTCTAGAACATCTTTTGCTTTATTTACAAAATCTAACTTAGATATGTCTATACCGGGCAGTGCTCCTTGTTGCATACCTAATTTACTAGCCATTTTAGCAGAAGTAGAAGGTGGTTGTGCACCTGTAATGTTATTAAACTCTTCTGGTGTCATATTGGCTTTTGTCATTGTTAGCATTTCATCTATGCTATTGCCGCCCATTACTGGGTTGGTTCTACTAGGAGTAGGTATTACTACTTCAGTAGGGGTTTTTTTAGTATAGAACGTCTGTTTAGGGGCACTAGCTATTTTAACTGCTTCAGTTAATACTTCTTGTAACTCCTCCTTAATAGCTGCTCTAACTTCTTCTCGTATGATTGTTCGTAATTGATCGAGTTTCATATATATAAATAGTTAAGTTAAGAAAGTTGGTTGTCTATTTTAAATTTAATTTCCTCTAATAGTATTTCTTTCGAAGAACTATATGAGTCTGGTCCTTTGAAATAAACTATCCCGTTCTTTTCTCCAGTAGCGTAATGCCTTGGTGCGAGTATTGGGGATTCGTTTGTTCTTTGGATTTTTAAAGTATAACCTTTATAATCATTATTAGAATCTTCGTCTTCACTTGATGATTCTTTTTCTATTAGGTTATCTGTAAGTTTAGCTAAATCTTCTTTCAATTCCTTGAGAATATCTAAAGGAATAGAATCAGTTAAATTTTTCTGAAGTTTACCTATACTTGATTGTAGCCCTTGCACTGCTACATTAGCCTGGTTAGAGTTATTTGGATCTATTTTCTTTGTGTTAGAAAAATTATCAAATTCATTTAACCGGTTTCCTTTTTTATTTAATTGGGAATCTTTTTCTGAATCCGTTATTGGTATGTTTTTAGATTTTAACTTACTATCCGATGTATCTATCTTGGTTAGTTTATCGGATATATTCCTTAATACATTATCTAGTTGTGCGAATGCTTGTGCTTTCCCAGTTAGAGAAGAAGGATCAATATCTAACTCCACAACTCTTATTTCTTTTTCCGGTACCCCTGCTTTGGAAAGCTTCTTCTTTGCACTTAATGCTGGTGTCTGAATAGTAGAAGGTGGGGTTTGTATTATTGCTCCTGTATCTTCTTTCTTAGATATAATAACTGCAAATTTATTTATTACTTTTCCGTTTAATTTTTCTACAGGTAGTCTAAAAGCATCTCCTTCTCTCAGTACATTTAATTTAGGTCCAGATGCTGGTAAATCAGAAAGTGATTTTTTACCCTTGAGGTATACTTTTGGTAAGTTAACTTTTTTTGCTAAATCCTTTTCAAGTTTACTCTTAGGGGAATCGGTATTTTCCGGCTTTAGTACTTTAGAACCGAATGAATCTAATACGTTATTACCATCATCATCGATTATGCCTAACTCTTTTTGTTGTTTCTTATTTAATTTACTTTTAACTGTATTGCTTATTTTGCATACAGCAATTGGAGTGCCAATCTCTGATACTCTGGCTGACATACCTGATGTTGAACCGGATACATCTTTAAGGCATCCTTCTATAGCATCTGCGGTAATAAGCATAGCTATTGCAAACTCTTTCATTAAGTTTAAAATATCTGCAAAGTTAGTAGTAAAAGCAGTTGGAAGACCTAATATTAAACCACCTGCAGGTCCTGGAGGAATACCTATTGCTTGGGGTACGGGTAGTTTTATAATTGTATTTACTACAGCAAGAATACCGCTTACTGGGCCTTTAATAGCACCTGGGAGTGCTTTAAATGCACCTAGGTTACTAGTTAGACCTGTAGATAGGGATGAAAGTCCAGCTAATTTTGCTGATATCTGAGCTAATTCAGCTGGGCTAGGGCATTCTGGTTTTCTAAGGGCATTAGCTGCTTGTGATGTTGCAGTTAGTCCTTTAGATAATACCACACCGTTAAGTTTACCGATTTGTGTACCGATAACTCCATGGATCTTTGGGGGTTTAAACTTTTCAAATGGCATACTATTCTGTAAATACTTTTATTGAATCTAAATCATCTATTGCTTTCTTTATAGAACCTAAAGGTCCGGCCATGGAAGCTCCGTGGGATTTTATTTGAGCTAAACCTGGTGCTGAAGATCCGGCTGTGGATACTCCTGCTAATGCTTTTCCTAAACGTTGAAGTTCAGATAGTAAATCTCTCATCCAGTCTTGAGTTGTAGCTCCTAGTAGGACTGGTTCTTTTTCTTTGAATGCTGCTGTACCTAAGTAAACTTTAGTAGCATCAACAGCTACATACTCTTCTCCGTCCCAGCTAACTCTTGCTGCATTTCCTCCTATATCTTCTACAGCTGAAAGAAGTATGTTCTCTTCTTTAGCGTTAAAAAATAATCTACCGGAATTAATCATTACTTGAGAGCCTTTATATGCATCTCCTTCTTCAGGACCTGAATTCCAAGCTTTGCGTTTACTATTAGCTTGAGATAGTTCTATCTTATGATCCTCTACCATGTAGATAGAGGCTGGGTCATCGTTTATATTCTCTACTACAGTGCTATCAGCTGAAGCTCCAACTTTACCGTTGCTAATAATAGTAATAGCTTTTTGGTTATCGTTTTTAACAAACATTTGGTCATGATCGACTCCTGTAAATCTAAGAGTTTGACCTTGTCTACCCTCCACTGTAAGGTCACCTTGAAACGGCTGTAAAGGACCTACATTTGCTTTATCCTCATAATTGTAACCTAATTCTTCTAACCCTTGCTTTGTATCAGGGAATGCATTATTATGAGGATTGTTCCATAAGTTAACTATTGTAGTATAGTATGAACGAGAATTATTAACATTAGCTTCATCTCTATCTATAGCGGGCGCAGCAGTTAGTAGTACTATTTCGTTCAATAGGGGGTAAGATTTAAAATTAAAGTTAAGAGGGAAAGCAACGTCTAAGAGGGTTGCATCTGATTCATCTTGATATTCTCCTATAACCCTATACTTAATAGCACCTAGAGCTTCCATTTTACCATATTTATCCCATTCGGGGTGAGTATCGTCTAATATTATATCGACTACCCTTACAGGTACTAGACCACTGGTACTGTCTTTAGCTTTTACTTTACTGCTAAAGAGGCTATCTAAACCGCCTTTGTTTAAGTTATACATTAATTTTCTTTATCCTCGTTAGTTTTATCCTCTAAGTCCTCTTGTGTTTCTTCTGTCTCTTCTAATAATGCTGCTAGTTCAGAAGGATCCCACATTTCTCCGTCTCCGCCTTTAGCTTGAGCTGATTCTATCCTCTGTATTATTGCTGCCATTTTTATTAATGCATCATCGTTTTTAACTCCTATTTCCATATACTCTTTAATCATAGGTACAATTAATGTAGCATCTCCTATATTCTCTATAAGAGGTTTCAATTCTCCAATAAGTGATCTAACTTGATTTCTAGTTGTGGATGAATTATCATGAATTTCAGAGAATAAATCGGACAGTGTCTTATTGCCGAATATTTTCTTGTCTAAAGCCATACTTAAGTTTTTATATAAATATCTTAAGGAGCAGTAATGTCTAATAATCCTAAATCATAGTACTTCTGGTACTTATTATAAAATTCTTCTTTCAGTTTAGATATAACACGAGTAAGGTGAGGAGTTTCGCAATCTGTTATTTCCCGTATATAGATGTAAAGAGCTTTCTTTTTAAATATTTGCAGATCGTTTCTAGTTTTAAAAATAGTTAAAACAGCATCTGCTATCTTCTTTTCTTGATCTTTTAAGAAAATACTATCCAACTTCTTATACGTCTCGTCTACCCAATCATCTATAAAGAAAGCTAATGTCTGTTTATTTATATCTTCTTTTATTTTATTTTCAGGTTCATAGGAATCTTCATAATCTGTAAATGATCCTATTTGTTTTAACCTCTTATAGTTTTTATTATTATAATTTATTAACCATCTCTTAACTATCGTTCCAAAGTAGGAATATGCTTTTGCTCCATTATCTGGGTCAAATTTCATAATCTTTTCTTCTAAGAGAACCGATACTATTTCATGTTTTAAATCTTCTATTTTATCTACATCTGTGTAGTAAAATTTAAAAGTATGTATAATATTTTCTGCTAGTTTATAAAAAGGAATATAGATATGATCAGTAAAGATCTTTTTACGGTACTCAATATCTTCTGAGATATTGTACTTCTTTATGTATTCTTCTGTTTCGGAAGTAAAATAGTTAGCTTTGCTTTTCTTTCTTGCCATAGTTTTCGGGGAGCATATACTGCTCTAGCTCAGTTTGTACGTTTTTCATTTGTTCGAAAAAATAACCGACCTCATCATCTGATTGAAATACCCCTTTCTCATCTAGGCTCTTAAGGTGCTTTTGTGAATCTCCTATTGCATTTGATATTCTCTGTAGATATCCTGCTTGATCAGCAGATATATCTTCATACTTCTCTAATTTAATAAGTAGATTTCTAGTAATATAAGATAAAATAATTATAATTCCAACTAATACTCCGGAAATTATATAAAATGTTGTAGGATTATACTCCATATTATAAGTTTTTTAACATATTAGACAAACCTTCTGATGATTTTACTGATTTACCTGTTGAAGATGTTGTCTTTGGATGTTTAGGTTTAGAGTTCCCGCCGTTTCTTTTCCATAAGTCGTATTCAACTTTAGAGGCTAAGAAATCGGCGGAATGTAATATTGATACTATAGAAGTCTTTTGTCTTGAAGACTCTACATTACTAAAGAAGTATGCTTCGTTTGCTTTATCGAATACTCCATCATGGCATCTAATAGCTAAATATTCTTTTTGATCCACTTTTATTCCAAATTTTTGTAGAATAAATAAAGATCTATCTGGGATAAGCATAAAATCTAAATCAGGATTGTAAGTATACATTTCTGAAAGTTTATCTTGTCTCCATTTATCGGTCTGAGGTATATAATTTGGAGAATCTCCATCTCCTATCTTACCTAAATCATGGAAAAGAGCTGAAAAGACTAATTGCTCTTCTGTAAAATCTATTTCTCCTCCCATTTCTTTATAGAGTCTCATCTGTTTTATAGCGTACTCCACTACTCTATTAACATGTTCTACATATCCACCAGCAAAAGCATTATGATACCACGTTTTACCGCTAGCAGGTGCCATTACATAAGTCTCTTCCATGTGTTTAATCATCTCTTTACATGCTATAGCACGTTTACCTAAGTAGGTTTCGATGATTTTAATGTGTTTATCGTAGTTTTTTTGTATTTGTTCTGCTTCTAACATAGTTTACCCCTTTTTTAATAAAAAATTAATAATAATTAATATAATTAAAATATATATTTATATAAGTATATAAAAAATAATATAAAATAATTAATAATAAAATATATTATATATCGAAGATAATAAAAATAATTTGAAAAGGCAACTATTCAATGATAAATTTTTCAAAATAACCGTCTTTTATTAGATTTTCTCCAATATCCCATTTTACTTTCATAAAAATGCTTATAGTATCACCTATCATACTGGGAGGAAATGGTCCAACTGTACGTCTAGATTTATAGTTACCTAAATTATCCTCCGAAAAGTATATCTCTGTACTCTGAACTACTGGAACTATAGTGCCTTCAAATTGATTTAGGTATATAGTAGTGTTATCATAAGGTATAGGCACCCCATCATACGTCCACAAACCCAGCCAAGGTTGGTATAAACTTATAGTAAATGCAATAGAATCTTCTAATACAAAATAAGAATCGGTATCAAACTCTGCTCTTACAACAGATATTCCATTATACCAATAATCAGGAGAAGTTTTATCTGCATAGACATCTACTGTAAAATACGGGTAATACTCACTACTCCAATCTAGTTCTGCATGGTAATAACCGTTACTATCCTTATAAAACATCGACTCTATATAAGCATTACAATCACCACTTTCACACGGGGGTGCAAAGGATTCTTTCTCGCAAGCGGTAAGGGCGGTTAAAATCAATAGCGTAGCCGCCGCGCGAAACGCGCGCAAGTTGCACCGCGATTTATTCTTTAATTTCATATTGTTTACCTATTTCGTTAATAACTTCTTTAGCTCTATCTAAAGGTACATGGAAAAACTCTTTCTTACCATTAACTCTAAGTTCATCTAATTCATCATGAACTAACTGTTCTACCTCATACCCGTTAACACAAGGGAAGGCGTACTCCACTATAAAATCAGTAGGAACACCAGTTGCTCTATTTATCTCTTTTACTCTTGCTTCAGGGTCTTGGTTAGTATACCCTATCTTTAACATATTAGGCATAGAAGGGTTAGATAAAGCATATACCCATTGAGCGTTAGGCACGTTAGTGGGTATCTGATAAGTTTGTTTCTTATCACTATAGTACGTTACTGACTCCCATCCTTCGGATGCTTTCTGAGGATCAATATGTGTAGTAAATGTATAGTATACAGCATTATCCAGATCTTGAGAGACTTTGATTAATCCTTGAGCTTCTTCAGCACTTATTCTTTTTATTCCCACAACTACGCTACTCTTTTTAAACTTCTATTATCCTCCATGTATTTAGACACCCATCCGTACTTATCAATACTATCTTGATAAAACTCATCATCTCCATACATAAAGTATGCATCTGCTTGATCTAACCATCTAAGAGCAGTCTCTTTATCTACACCCATAGACATAACATCCTCTATAGCCTTATTCTCCATCTCCTTCTCATACGCTACCTCTTCTTCTATAGTAACACATATATCATTCATAAACCTCTCTAACTCTCCAAATGAGAATTTACTGAAGTTATAACCTCTAGGGCGAATACCGTAAGCATCCTTGTATAGATCACTTACATACATTAAACATTCATTGAAATCTTCTTGACTCTTAATCGATATAGACATAACCTTTATTATTTATATCTAAATATACGAAAAAAAACTATGTTAGGCAACTATTTTAGTAACTATTTTAAAATTTATCTTCGATAGGAAGTCTTAAGCCTGCTTTTTTTAACTCACACTTTAAGATATACTCATGAGATAGCATATCTAAGAATCTTTTTACCGTAGCACACTGTTCATAGTATTCATTCTCAATGAAGACATCCATCATTTGTGATAATCTATCATCTACCTCATCCTTATCGAACGATTCTCCTATGGTATATACTGTTTCAAACTTATTGAAATCTAATCTATCTAAATACTTACATAGCTTAACAAAATACTGTAGCTGTACCTTATCTCTTACTTCGGCATACTCCTCTCCTTTTTTTCTAGTATATAGGATATCCATTAAATGCCAATTTTCCACACCTCTAACCACCATCCCTATAAGGACAAAAGGATTATCAAGAAGCTCTTCTACATTGTTCTCCTTATATACCTCTTCATCTCCTATATCGAAGATTGAAAACAAAGTATTTTTATCTAATGGTTGCATACATTAATAAATATCGTGTTAATTCTTACAATATCAAACTTAAATAACAAAATATACAATAAAACCCATATAGCAAAAAAATTGCCAAAAAATTTCCACGGGGTTTCTTGCTTTTTACCCAAAAAGTTCTTATATTATTATATAATACAAGTTTAAAGATATGTCGAGATTAGAAGAATTACTCTACTCTGCTGAAGAGCATGGTAAAAGAGAGGCAATTTTACGTAAGGTTACTGAGATTATAAAGGAACAACCTGCGATAAAGAGAGAAGATGCCTATGAGAAGGCGTATCAACAAGTAATGAACACGTAAAACATAAGAGTCTATGTTAGAAAGGTATATAAAGATACTTACCTGGCTGGTAATAACAATTATATCAGTACTATTGGCATTCTATGTATCATATAATTCGCTATATAAGTTAATTATACTAGGTGTATGGTCTACACTATTGACTATATGGGTGATAAAAACACCTTGGCCGGAGGAAAGAGAGGATAACTCTTCATAACAATATATAAATATATATTACTATAGTTAGAATTCTATAAGAATTATGCGAATACGTATGGCAGAATCTTGCAGACTACCAACCGGTAAGGGAACTATACTGTCACTGTTATAGCAGAGTGATATCGACATGCCTTCACCCGACCGGAAGGACTCCGTCGGGATTTAGGAAGGGCTTAGGAAGCAAGGTTAAAGGTTAGGTCTTGCTAGTATATTTGGTTACTATTGAATATAGGCCGTATAGAAAGAAGATGCCTAGTATTACCAGTAGAGTACGTAATGGATATATTAATATCTGATATAGTAGCTCATTGAATAGATATATTAAGCCGTACACTATGGCTACACCTATAGTGAGAGTCATCAACCCTATTACTACTTTGAATAGATTACGCATATACTT